TAAATAGGCTTGCACCTTATCATATTCACGCAATGAGCTCGTTAAACCCTTTAGGCGGGTATCGAGAAGTTGTGCAGCACCGGTATCACGTACAAACATCGTCGCGGTACCAATGCTAACAAGGGTAGTGAGCGTTGCACCTAATTGGCCGTAAGCTGTATTCATTAAACCGAGCTGGCGTGTCATCGCGCCTTGTTGGCGCATCACCGCTGCTTGGCTTACACCTAATTGTTGGTTGGCTGCACTTTGGCGCTGTACAGCCTGGTTAATTCGGTTTAGTTCGTTTACGTTCTGGCGAGCACCTGCAGTAACAGCTTTGCCGTCATAACTTAAGCGTAACGCCAAATTCAAGTTGTTGCTCATCAGGTCGCCTTATCAATCCAATTATGGTGCGCTCAAGGGTTTGTACTTTGTCAAAGTCGGGTGGGGTCAGTGTTATATTTGCATAGCGCCATGCAATATCAGCCCTGGCATAATCAAGGGCAAACTCAATCCCGTTATTATCTAACTGCCATTGACTCGATGCGGTGGTTATAGCGATTACTGCAACGTGATTAGCCGGCAATACAAATAATGTGTCGTCTTTGTCGTTTTTAGGCGCAGCTTTAACAGGTGCGCCAAAATGGGCTTCGTCGTCATCTAATGTTTGGCTTTGTGCTGCTAGGTCGCCCACAAACCACCTAGCAACATCGTTTAGTTTTTTTCCTGTACACGGTATTGCGCGTTAATACACTCAACACTTAACCGTGCAGTTAAACCAGGAAACGCAAGCATTTCTTCAAGTGTGTCATTTGCAAAGGGCACTTGTTTGCCTTCGTCTATATAATCATCCCAACCAATGAGCAATTCACGAACAATATCCTTATCAGAGTTTTGCTTATTCGTTAGTTCATCAAGCGTTTGTTCATCAACAATTTTAATTTTCGCTGTGAATTTGAATAGCACTCCCGCAAAGGTAAAATTTAGCGGCGCTTCAGCTGATGCGTTTTTCAATTCTTCTAAAAGCTTTAATTTCATTTTTAAGTTCACTTATATGCATTAGTCAGTCGTTTAGCCTCATCCTTTGCGGCTTTATGACTACTAAATTTAAGAATGCCACTGCTATCTTTGCAGTAACTTGGCGCTTTTCCCTTTGGCTTTGCAATGACCGTGTGAAATTCAACGATCCCTGTTTTTTCGGTGATTCTTACTTTGACGGCTTTAAAGCGCATGGTATTACTCAAACACGATGGTTAATTCATCGTAACCCGCACCACTGGGTACCAGCTTTCCATCAAACTCATAGCCGGTTAATTCAGAGTCAAGGCTTGTGTATTTAGGTGGTGGCATTTGATAACGGCCAATGATGGTGACTTTTTTACCTGCAGCTGTACCGTGCGTAAATTCGAACATCTGCACTTTGCCAACATCATCGAAGGGGTTGAAGCTGCCCAGTTCTTCAGCTGTAAGCGTAAAGTTGGCACTGCTTTCATGACCGGTGATCATAATTCCTTCGTGGTTAATGGCACGGTCAAATATCACATTATTACCTAAGTCCACGGTAAGCTTGTGCAAAGTACGCTGTGTATCGTTTAACTTAAAGTCAGAGCTATTACTTACACCAAGTACTTCAGGGCGAACCCAACGGGCCCAATCCACTGCAGGCGCAGCAGCACTTGCAATAGGCGCACTAAATAAGCCTTTAAACTGCCAATTCAGCATTGGCTTACCTTTTTCTAGCTGCAAGCTCACATTACCTTTCATTTCGCTTATTTCATGCGTGTTCTTACCAAAGCGAACAAGGCATTTAACAGCAACAGCAGCGCCTTTGGTAAATGTCACGCTACTCGCATCAGCAACTTGCACCATGCCACAGGCATGTAATAGGGGCGCAAAGGCAGGCTCATTACCTGCCGTGCCACTCATAGCAAGAGGCGTTTTAAAGTTAAGGCTAATGTGCTCACCGTAAAACGTTTCTAGGCTTGCACCGCTGTAGCTTGTTTCTAGCTCGTCTTTTTCGCTTTCGTTCTCGATGGCAAGTTCAACTTCACTTGCGTAAATTGCATGCATGCCTGTGAGTGTTGTGCCCAGGGCATCGGCTAAAATTAGTTTATCTTTAAAGCGCCAGCTCATGATTTACTCTCCACTTTAATTAACTCGCCATCTTTCAAGTTAAATGCACCTGCAAGCTCTGTTCGAGATGCCTTATTACTAGAAAGTACCTTGTTTACATTGTTCGCAATGGCCATAGCACGAGACACTTTAGGCTGGGTAATAACAACGCCTTTTTCTGGTGCGGGTTTTGTCGATTGCGATTCGGTTTGTTTTCTCATGGCATCACCTTCACAGTTACGGTATGAATACCAGTTACACTGAACTGGCACTGATAAATTAAGTTGTTTGTTTCTTTGTTAAGCTCAATAGTGCGGCCTTTATCAAGCTTAATCGGGTCCCATCCTTGAAACTGGCAACCGGCTATTGCTTCTTTCACTTGGCCTCTTAACTCTTTAATTTCGGCATTACTCGTTGCGTTGCCTGTCAGGCAAGGAATAACAATCATCACAGCAAATGTTTCATGTACCTGGTATTCATCTAGCCCTGGTACTTGATTTGTGTTCTGGTTATCTTCAGCAAGGGGCAAAACAAATAGGTGCGAACTATGCACCGCACGTTTTCTCACTTCGTTAAAGTCACTTGAAAACCCAAGCGTTGCTCTAATTGCAGATTGTTTAAGGACGGTTTCGACCTTGTTTAAATCAAAGTTAAATGACATTTAAACCCTCTTTAAACTCACTTTAAATTAACCAGTCTTCAACGATGTCGTTAATTTCTGCTTCTTGTATTGCAGCTATGCCAAGTATTGGCCGAGCAGTCAGCTTCACGTTTTTATTGCGTCCTGTTTCACCACCAAAGTGGTGTATAGCGGCATACTTTTCACCCAAGCCATGCACTAACGTGTTGTAGCTTACGTTGTGTGTAACAGAGCCAGCTAAGCTGCGTGTATCGGTTAGTGTTAAACCACCACGGTCTTTTGCTGCCTGTGATTGCTCCCACTTCCGCCCTTCAGGTGTCATTTCACGTAAAAAGCGGGTGGTGACGTCCATGTCTAAAAATGCGCCGATATCGTCCAATACATCGGTAGCTCTTTCACTGGTTGTTGCAATTTGGCTCAGGCGGGGTAGTGCATTACCCGATATATCGATAAATACCCCAGCCATCGTTAGTACCTGTTCCAGTCAAATTGAGAGCCTGCAGCTTTTGTTCGCATCCCAGTTCTTGAGCCTGCAGGCGCATCTTCCTTAATTTGGATCACACCTTTACTAACCTTGTCTAATAGGGCCATGGCCTTTTTACTCAGTTCTTTAAGGTGTTCGTCGGCGATATTGGTTGCCAATTCGCAGTGCATTAAGTCAATCGCAATGCCTGGCAACACCGACGTATTAATATCGTCTTGTGTTAACTTAAAACGCGCTACAAAGCCCGTAATAGTGGCGTTAACGTCTTTTTGTGCTTCGCTGTACCAAGCAGCAATCTGCTGTTGCAACTCTGTTTCAGGTTCACCCAATAATGCCGTTTCTACATCGTCACGGGTAGGGTATGCACCTGGCTCTGCAAATTTTGCAGACACAAATTGCAACAGCACATTAATGCCAATTTTGTCGATAACTGTTTGAGTTGTCGTAAACATACATGCCTCAGTTAGTAAAAAAAGGCTCTCAGGAAACTAAGGAGACTAAGAGCCTTTTACAGGGAACAATGCGTTAAATTTAACCTGCAGGTGTTAGTACATTGGTTAGTAAGATGCCGCAGTCTTTTGCAATCACGACTTCTTTAACTGATTCACCTACCATGACTTCTACACCACCGTTTAAGCCTGCAGCCACATCGCGGTTAGAAGAAACACGCGAGCCATAACGTGCAGTCAGTGCAAATGTCATTCGTTTGTTCTGGAACGACGCCAGCGGGTCGTGATAAGTAAACGATAAATTGTTAGCAAAGGCTGGTTTTAAATCTAGTGCCTTACCTTTCTTAGCCGTATTCAAACGAGCTTGACCAACATTAATATGCTCTAGTTCTAGCTGCTCTAGAATCCAGCTCCAAGGCACTAAACCTTTATCACCACTCGTACCGTTATATGCTTTAACAAGGTTTGGGTGAGTGCGAATTTTAGTAGCAACTGCTTGCGACATATTAATCGCATTAGGTCGCATCAATGGCTCATCAAGCATTTCAAGGAAGAACGGCAAAATATTAAGTTCTGGATCATCCAAGAACTTAAAGCCTGCAGCGGATAAACTTTCAGATTTACCAAAGTTCGATGCGGTGTTATAAAGCTCTGCAACACGAACCTCACGGCCAAGTAGCACTAAATCGGTGATACTTTCAGCCGCGTGTGTACGCGGGTTATAGTTAGCAGGTGCATTGGTAACATCATCATTGGGAATAATGTCAGAAAGACCATAGTCAACTACTGAGCTTTCTTTTTCAGTTACTGAGAACTCAACCTGATTCGGGCCCGATTTACGGCCAATTTTAGTATCTGGCAACGTGAACTTGTCGCCCTTGTTGTACTCAGTCCATTCAAAAGCACGTTTGCCAACGGGTGAATAAGGGGCTAATTGGTCAGCAATTAGCTTTTTGTTTTTATAAGCAATGGCAATGGCCGTTTGCTCTGTATCGGGTGTAAATGGCATACCATTACTCATGGCAATTCCTCACTTTATGAAATTAAGTTAACCCAAGCGCCTTACGCGCTTGGAATCGTCGCAATGAGTTGCGGCGCTAAAAAGATGTCACCAATGGTGCCAGCATCGCCGGTTTCCATTGCCCAGCCAGCAACATGAATTTGGCTTTCACCTACATAGTCGGCCAAATCCAATGCAATGGCTTTACCTTCAGCATCAGCAACAATTAAGTCACCAGCTGCAATATCACCACCAAATTCAACAGGGGCACTTTGTGTCATCACTACATCAACACGAAGGTGGTTATCAGTGCCTTGCTCTGTTACGCCTGCAAATACCGCGCTTGCATCTGTTGCAGCAGCAACATGAAAATCTTCTAGTGCTGATACAACGACAAGGCGATTTGCTGCAATTGCTGAAACAGCCGAAAAGTTTCTAATAAATCCTGGGTGCGCCATGGTTTTATACCTTCTTAATGTGGTCTAACGCAGACGAGATACTAATCGTAATGCCTTTGTCAGATTGTGACTTTTGATACTCAAGCGCTTTAGCAGCGAGCGTTTCAGC